CCAACCAAAGAATGATTGAAATTTCCATCTTCCATTGTAAGAATTTCTTGCAATGAATTTTAAAGATAAATCATGTTCACCTATCTTTGTGTTATGGTCTTTTAATAACACTTCCATTTTAGCCATAGCACCATTTTCATATGCATCTATCTTGATTTCAGAATTGTTGAAAGATACACCACCTTTCTCCATTTGCATCAAGGCACCTAAAAATGCTTCTTTGTGATTAATTGGCTTATATTTAGATTTAACAATCCCTAATGGCTGATTGGTATCAGTTCTAACAATCTTTTGTGCCATATCTGTGGGTATGCCATCTATTTCTTCAATATTTACTTGAAAATTAATTTTCTCAAGTTCTTCTTCGTAAAGTTTAGTATCTAACATAATTGCCTCCTTATTTGTTTTATGATACTTAGGAGGAGTAACCTAACTTCCTCCGTTTGGTTGCAGGGGAAGTGGTTAAAAAGCCACTTCCCATCTGTATAAGTCTTCTATTGAAACACCAATGCTTTTTGCTAATAATTTATTATTAACAAAATTTTCAGCTTGTTGGTCTGCAATTCTCTGATTTATTTTTTTATTCTGTTGAATATAATCATCAAGAATTGATTGTAATTCTACAAGAGTATATTTATCAATATCCAATCTATGTCTACAACCAGTCAATTCTTTTGAAATATCTGATATAGATTGATATACCATTTCTTTCTTATATTTCATAATTGTAGTCATATTTTGAGAATAAAAATCTTTTTCCCAATCTGTTAAAGGATATCCTTTATCTTTTTCTATAAATTTTAAAGTTGTTTTTAACATTTGTTTTCTCCCTAAAAACATTATATATATATTATATAATTATAAAAACATATATGTCAACACATAATGTGTAGTTTTTTTAACTATTTTTAAGTTAATTTATAATCTTTATCTATTCTGCCTAATTCTCTATTGCCGACAGTTTGAGATTTAATCCATATCTTCTTTTTCAGATTACCTTGATTATCTGTTAAATGTCTGAAATGACCTCTCCTGTCATGTTCTCTTTTAGGATTACCTTTGCCTGTAAATTTAGATTTATAAATCTTTCTTACTTTGTAATCTGATATATTTACATTAAGTACATAATAATCATTTCTAGGCACTCTTTTACCTAATTTTGTATGTATAATTTTATTATTAGGCTGAATAAAAGTTTTATCATGGATATTTTGATTCATGAGTGCAAATAATGAAATTAAAAATCTTGCATCTCCCTCCATAGTAATCATGGCATGTCCTTGATGTTTTGCCATTTCTTCAGAGGTATAACCTTCTTTAAATTTCCACTCTGGTATTGACCAATGCATTGAAGCACTTTGTGCTAAAGCTAATGTGTAACATAATTCCTTAAAACAATTAAATTCGTGATTATTATTATATTTAATTATTTTCTTTATATATTTTACATATTCATCATTATCAGCAAGTCTTTGTTTTTCTTCTAATGTTATAAGAAATTTTTTAGGTATATATTTATAACTATAACTTCTTCCTAATAAAGATGTACCTATTGAAAATGCTTGTACTTTTAATTCTTCTTCATCTTTACATCTTCCTGCTTTTGGCAATTCATCTAATATATCAATTCTAGCAAGTTCATCTTCCCAATTTTCAATTAAATTAGTTATTGTAAAAGCCATAGTTGGTGTAAAAAATTTATCTTTTAATCCAGTTTCTTGCATAGATAAATCTTTAAATTTACCACCTGTAAACCACCAATTTTCATAAATAAAATATTCTTCATCTAATTTATTTTTATGTTTATAAATATGGTAACCTACATTATCTGGATATTCATTGTGATTTTTATATTTGATATTATTTTTTATAAAATAATTCTTCATAATATCCTGTCTTGTATGTTCATTCCATTCTATCCATAAATTATCAAATGGTATTTTTGCATCTTCAAAAATTTCTAATAAAACAGATGGTTTTGCCAATGACATATTCCAAGCATGTTCTATCATATTGGCATCTATTACAAATTTCTTAGCATTTACAAATTCAGTTTGTTTTTGTCTTATCATAGTATCTGCAGTTCGCCCTCCTTGATAGAGGGCTATTGCTCTTTTTGGTTGTGTAAGTGCAGATAATATTTCTGAACATAAAATTGGCTTATTCATTGTAATTCTCCCAATATTCATTCCATATTTCTGTAATTTTTTCATCAAAACCACAATGACTTAAATTAGGACAACCACTATATTGTGATTGATATAATTTATATGATTTATCAATTGCTTCTTCAATACAATCAGAATTAGCAACTATATTAGGAACTTTTTTGTTAAGAAATTTATTCCCTTGTTCTTCTAAATAATTAAACATGCTCATTAGATTTTCCTCCCTAATAATTCTTCTAATGAACGTCTATTATGTTCATCTTGTATTTTACCTATTTCTTGATTTTTTTCTCTTATCATAGGATTTATCAAATCAAGTATCTTTTCAACTCTATCTGAATTACCTTTAATAAGTCTTATAGAATGTTTAATCTTTTCAAGATTATCTACGTCTTCGTAAAGTTCTGTTATCATTTGTTTTCTCCCATTTTGAATTAATGATAATTATATAATTGCATAGGTAGGAGATAGGTCAACTTCTTTTTTTATATTTATAAAAGTTTTTTTATTGGATTCCAAAAGCAGTTCAAAATTAGATTCCAGACTGAGTCCAACTAGTTATATTTTCATTGCACGAAAATTTGCATTTTGAGTCCTCCATATCTCAATTTTTGCAAGTGCAGTTTCCCTAAAGTATTGATTTTTATAATGTTTTTCAGATGCAATTTTTACTGATTCAATATGTTTAATATAATCTTCATGTGCTTCTGCTTCTCTAGTTTGTGCTGAAATTGGTAAATGACTAAATTTTTTCATCAATAAAGCCTTA